TAGCCATAGTGTGTTATTTAAATACAATATACACAATTTATTCCTATTTTCCTAGCATTAAATCTTTAATTTTAATTTGGTTATTAACTTTTTGTCAGTACCATATTTTTCGCACATATATTTTATATTTTCTCTACCTTCTCTGGTTGCATATAAAACTTCAATGTAATCAATTGATTGTCTTTCGGAACAATCGTAATCTTTTTTAATTAAATCAACTAAAAATGATTCGTATTTTTCTTCTCCTTTTCCTTTGATGTATTTAAGATAATATTTACCTTTAGGTATAATACTGATATACAACTTATACATTTCTCTAGGTTCTAATGTTTGAGTCAGAGGTAATATAGTTGCAATCAATTCTACCCATTCAGGTTTCATCGAAAGGAATCTATTAATCATAAAGTTACTCCATGTCTTAATATCTTCCTCTGATAATTTATCAAAGTAGTTTGGGTCTTGCTCCGATGTAATTGCAGCAATGTGGTCAAATAACTTTTTTCCTGCCATTATTATACTATTGATGATGGTGTGTCTCTCAATTCCAAAGGTAATAATTCCTGCAATGCTTTTCCACATTGAGTACATAAATACATTTCAATTGGAATGATTGAATCTTGAGCATTACCAGTCATTATTTTACTTAATTTTTTAAATCTATATCCTGGCATAAATGTTTTATTTCCACATTCACACACCATATCTCTCGCATCATTTAAACTGATACCATTTGGTAATCCTTGTTCCATTATTTTATAATATTTAAAATTTGAATAATTGTACTCATAAACACTATTTCTTTATCTACTACTAATGCATCTTTGGATAATCCTTCTGCGATTGTCAAAATTACATTTGCCGTATTACCTGCCGCGTATTCATCTACTCTACTATACAACATAGAATACATTTCAGAATAATCATTTAAACGATTGTCCGCAACTGCTTGTCTGATGTTCATAAACATATTTCGTTTATCATCATTTGCTTTTAACAAATCTACGAGTTTGGTTTGAAAATTAGATTCCACCATAATTTGATGGTCTACTTTCAATTCTCCTTTTGCAGATTGTAATTGACAAGTATTTAAGATTCTACGAATATCAGGGTAATATGAACTAATGATATCGGCAACATTTTTAACATCGTATTTAATTTTTTCCGCATCTAAAATTCTAGTAACCTGAATTGCAACATCTTTCTTTGTAGGAGGTGTGATTGCAAATGTTTGACATCTACTTTTAATTGGGTCAATAATCTTTTCGTGATAATTACACGTTAAGATAAATCTACAATGTTTAGAGAATGTCTCCATTAGATTACGCAAGATTGCCTGTGCGTTTGGAGTCATATAATCAAACTCATCCAAAATGATAATCTTAAATCCTGCAAATCCCATTGAGGATGCAAAGTTCTTAACCTTGTTACGAACGGTATCCACATTGTTCTCATCCGATGCGTTAATAATCATACTATCACATTTGATTGTATTTACAATAAGTTTTGCAAGTGTGGTTTTACCCGTCCCTGCTTTACCATGTAATAGCAAATGTGGAATATCGTTATTATCCAAATATTGTTGAATGGTTTCCTTTACGGTTTCATTACCAACATATTCGGAAAGTGTTTGTGGGCGGTATTTTTCCACCCACAAACTATGTTCTCTCTTACTAATATCGTTTTCAAAAAAGCTCATAATTAATTAGTTATTTTTTTTTAGATTTTTCTCTCTCTAATTTTGATTCTTCTGAAATTGGTCTTGGGAAGATTGTGAATTCCATCCCATTTTGTTGAAAATTTAATCCCTGTCCTTCTATTGGTTGAATTCTTAATGTTAGTGGTGATGGTTCAGAATTTTCATCTCCCCATGCAAATACAATAGGTTCATTATTAAAAAATTGAAAACACCATTCTACATCTGCGATTGGATGTGGTTCTGTAATATTAACACTACCTTGTGATTGCAATTCCTCATTTGGAAATAGTTCTAATTGTTTTTTCATTTTATTTATAATTTATTTTTAATAATATAATTTATTTTTTTTACATTTCAAAATTATTTTCAAAATATGTTAATAATTTTTTAGCATATAATTCATTTTGAATTGAATTTGCGTATTTGTTATTATCTATGAAACACGGGTATTCTCCATCAAATCTATTTTCATCCATATATTTAGTTTTAACAAATGTTCCATTCCAAATAAATGGTATCTGTTTATTTTTTAAATAATTTGATATTAATAAATGATTTTTATACCAATTAATGTAATCTTCTTCATTTGACGTGGATGATATTATATTAGACCATAATTTTCTACCATCCAAATCTTCGTTTAAGTACCCCCAAGGAATTGGATGATACGGTTCTAAATTACCTGCGTCTGTATATATTTCTCGTTTCGTTGGATATGTATACATAATTAATACGATAGCCGGATTCAAATACTCTGTCCATGTTAGGACACTTCTAGCTATGTAATCATTACTTCCACCACTTATCCCTAAATTAAAATCTACTCCATTTGGAAGCATTCTAGTTAAATGATGTGACCATGTTTCTCTATCATTTACATCGATTCCTTCGGTGTGGCCGCACCCCACACTCATAATTTTTAATCCTTTTTTTTTTACAGAATCACCTCTAAACCCCAACTCATTAAAAGTATAATAGCAGTTACCAGGATCGGTTGCATTTCCTAATATTTCTTTATTAATTCGTTCTTTTAATCGCCATTTATATGTAGCAAAATCGAACTCATCAGTATTCCAAAATTTTAAACTTTCCATAATTAAAATGTAAAAAACTTTTTTGCAGTTTGTGTTTCAGTTGATGCTTTTTCCCATTTCAATGCTTTGTAAAAATCATCTAATTTATTCTCTAACTCTGCTTTGAAAATCATATCTCTATCTACATATTGCTCTACAAAGTCCATAATTTCTTTTGGGTCATTGTAATCTTTAAATGCAACTGTATCTAATCCTAATGGGTTTTGTCTTAAATACACCCACTTAACCTTATCACCATCTCTAATTGGTTCATGCTTAAACGGACAATCAAAGAATTTCAATAATCGGTTATACGAAATCCCAGCTTTAACGTGAGCAGGTGTTCCCTTTTCAAAGTTAGCAATTGCCAAACCACTATCCTTTCTCCACTTCCCGTTATCGTATTTACTCAATTCCTTAATAGCTCCACCTTTTGCTATTTTGTTTACAGGTAGATTAATCATACTAGCTTTAAATGCTAATAACTTTGTATCAACGTATTCATTATCTTTACCCATAAGAATATCTTTCAACATACCTGACATATATTCCTGAAACGCTTTTGGGAAAGATGAACGAACTACATCCAAACCTTTTACATCCAACTTATCACATTTAATGCCGTTCTTCAATACCATCCATTGTGCGTATCGTTTCTTTGCTACCCAAAATCCTGCTTTGGAGATATATTCCTTTTTGATTTCAAATCTGTGTTTATCTTTTGGAATACAAAAGAATCTTTCAGCTAATAAATCATAAAATGAATTTAAGAATGTTTGTGTTTCTTCAGCAATTATATTAACTTCACTTGCCATTCGTTGCTCATCAAACTCTTTGTATTCTGGATATCTATGTTTTACCAAAGGTTCTGCCATCATATAAATTGAATCCGTATCGATGTATACGTTGTAATCTTCTTTCGTACCCAACTCCTTATTATACTTGATATTTGCCATTTCAGCAGTTTTCTTAATCACAGTCTGACCTGTTATTGTAACTGCTTCTGCATTATCAATATCATAGAAACGAAATGCGGGTAATCCTAACACCCCATACATTGAGTTCAAAAGAATCTTTTGTACTAATTGACGTTTGGCATAGAATTCATATTTTTCAGTATCACCTGCTTCACCATATTGTTTTTCTAATTTACGGAATTCAACCCTTTGTTTGAACCATGTATCCAAAATATCTGCAATCAATCCTGGTTTATCTTGATTATACAATACACCATTTGCTGCTACCCCTAAATTACTATCTTTAATAACTTCGGTTAATTCTTGCTTTGTATATTCGTATTTATCTCCTCCAGAACCTACAATTGTATAACTAGCATCTCCACCTCTAACCCAATGCTCTGCATCCCAATTCTGAATTTTACCAATCTTCGTTTCAGGTGAGATATTCAGAGTCATAATGATTGATGGATATAGTGATGTTAAATCCAAATCATAAATCCAATCATACTTACCAACAATAGGTTCTTTTACATAAGCTCCGATAAATTTCTCTTCGTTGTTATCACGAAGTGCTTGCATCTTTTCTTTCCTATCCTTTGGTTTATTTGGTGCAACCAACCCTTTAGTTTTAAGATATGCTAAACATGCTCCTTCTAAATACTTTGATGAGAACATATAATCTTCATACGGAACGAATCCCGCGTGGCAGATTGCTCTACATAACTCAATGAATTGAAGTTTCTCATCCATTGATACAACCAAGTCCACATCGACAATGTTATATTCAATAAATTTCTCCAAATCGTTTTCAAACAAATCATCCAAACTTCCTTCATACTCAATCTTACCTCTACCCAATTCTTTGGTAGCAATGTGATTTAGAGTATAGGATGATTCTAATCCATAGTTATAGTTCTTATATAGATTGATATAATCCAAAATAGATACACCCGCAAAACTCCACTTCTGTCTGTAAGGTGAATAAAAGGTTTGTCCAATTGGAGATAATCGTTTTGCATGTCCTTCCCCACATACGTTCTTAATACGATTGTAAAGATACGGAATATCAAAAAAGTCAATGTTCCAACCTGTTAGGATTGTTGGATTAACTTCTTCATAATAATTAAGAAATGCAATTAGAAGATTTTTCTCATTATCAAAAATATGCAGTTTTACATCTCTACCATCTTTACTGAATTGTTTTGCATTGTTTTTAACTTTTCTTGCTTTATCTAATACAAATACATCGTACAATTTAGTCACACCATCATGTGATGCTATTGCAGTAATTTCATTTTGTGCAAATTGAGTGTTAGGTAATCCACTAACCATTTCAACTTCTATATCAAAAGTCATTGTTCTGTTTCCTTTTGATGGAATGTCGGAATCGTATATATCAACTAATACTCTAGTGGTTTCGGGTACATCTGATTCAAATAAATCTTCAGCTTCATCCTTTTCCCACTTTGAAATACGAGTTAATCTATCACCATGCATTGATGTATGTTGTCCATACGGGTCTTTCTTATATGCATACTTTCGGTATGGAAATGTTTGATAACCATTTTTATCATCCCATAGGTGGATAAGATTTTGTGCTCTTTCGTAAAATATGTTTTGATACATTTGTTATTTTTAAGGTTTGTAGAAAATAAAGATTGGTTCATATTTGTAAACCATATCACCTATCTTCATACTATTTTTCACTCCACTCAAATCAACACCCGTCATCGGACTCATTGTCATTTTAATCTTACCCTTATATTCACAACCCAACTCTGTAAGAATATCAATTGAATCCTGCTCCAATGGGAAAAACTTATCCTTACCCACTTTAATATCCGCAATATTCCAAAGAATGTATCTATCATTACGAAGATATTCAAATGCAGTTGTTAGTGTAGGTCTTAAAAATCCATCTCTCCAACTATCGTAGTTATTGAATTTCTTAAATGATTGTGTTTCATCATTTGAGTATCTTTCTCTATCAAAGTATGGTGGAGATGTAAATGCAAAATCTAACTTACCCTTATACTTTTGAAAATTACCATCTAAATGAATTATCTCCGAACCTGTTGTAAAGATTTCATAAGTATTTTGATGTCCCCAAAAAGGATTACTTGCACCTGGAATCTTATTGTTAAAGAATTCTGCTAAATACTCATATCTCGTCTTACCAATTTCAGGTATTTGATTTTCAGTATTAGGGTCATTACCAATGTAGTGAATGTTTCTATCATCTACTGATAATGCTCCTAAAATTCTACCACCCCAACCTGCAGATGGGTCATAAATGTTTATAACCTTTTGGTCTTTGATATGTTCTGTAAATCTCTGATACAGATACTTTGCAGTTAATGGTGGAAAGTTTACTACTGCCTGTGTTCCCATACCAATACGGAATGCCGCAGTTGCTTCTGGGAAGATAGTTTGACCAAACGGATATGTTTTAATCTGAATTGGTTGTTTTGGAATATCAATTAGATTATCAATATTCTCACCCCAATCCGCAGTTTTAAGTGATGAAATATTCTCATACTTCAATATCCCTGCTTTATACAAATCCTTTACCTCTTGTGCAGTAATTGGTGGAGATGGTACTTTACTATCTGCCTGTGATAAACAAAACCCATGTCCTTGTTGTGTATCTCCTGCTGCCCATTTCTCAATCCATTCTTTACCAGTTTGAATATGTGAGTTGTGGAAATCTGGATGATTTAAGTGTAGAGTTTTAGAAAAACGATACATACCATCCTGACGAGTTAAACGATTCATCTGTTTAATGAAATCAGGTAAGTACGCATCATCTACAAAAATATCGTAGATTGATGGTTTTGGTTTATCGTATGCAGAACCACCGATACCTGTTTTGTACATTGCAGGAAAGAATTGATTTACACAAGTGGCAAATTTGTTAAAGTTAAAAATAACTTCATCACCATCTTTATCTACCTTACTAAACTCATTAACTTTGTATGTCTGCAGTTTAGAAAAGTTCTCAATAATTTCAGCTTCGTCCATACCAATCCTCGGTGGTGCATCCGTTCTGTTCCACTGCTCAATGGCAGTTTTACGAAAGAAATCAACCCACTTACCAAACTCCGGAAAAGGCATCTTTAATACATCTTCGTATTTAAGATTTATTTCTGGAGAGTAAATCCAATCGTTTCTTTCGTAAAAATACTTCTTTTTATAATTGAATGCCATTCTATGCGGTTAATTGTACTTCTACCAAGTAATAGTTTGCAGTGAAATCATCAATTTTGAATTCAACATGCGCTAAACCTGAAGTAGATATTTTTAATACTACCGAATTGGCTTCTTTGTTTGCAGAGAAAATCTCTTTGAGATACTTTGCAGAGAATGAAATAGGTTTAACTTCTTCTGTATAATCTTTGTTAACAGAAAATTCAATCAAAGTTGAATTTACATTCGAATAACCTAATACAAGTTTCAATTCACTATTCTTTGTAAGAACGGTAAATGTATCTACATCAGATAATGCGTTTTTAGCTTTGATAAATTTATCAATAAATTTACCATCAAATGCAATTTCAATATCAAATTCTGGTAGAGATTTCAAATCCGGAACTGATGGGATAACTGCCAAATCCGCTAATTGGAATTGAGCCTTTGTATCATCACTTTTGATAAATAAACTTACGGCCTTTCCTTCAACTTGCTGAACATCCAATTCAACATCGTCACCTACAACTGATAACAATTTTGTTAATT